GCGCCGGCGTGGACGGGCTCGCGACGGCATCCGATATTCACGATTGGTTGCGGCTCGCCGATCAAACCGGAGTGGACCCGCTATGAGATTTCTACAAATCGACGTTGTAACGCCACCGGCCGCGATTCCGGTTACGGCCGAGCAATTCGTAGATCATGCGCGGCTCAACGGGTTAACCGTCGATCGGCAACCGGAACTGATCGACCGCGAATTAGCCGCGGCGACGCGCCGCGGTGAGCAATTCTGCCGGCGCTCGTTTCTGACGCAGACGTTAAGCGCGTTGTACGTGCCGGACGATCTGACTTGCGCCTGCACGTTGATGCTCATCTTGCCGCGCGGCAAGGTGCAACGGTTGACGTCGATTACCGCGGGCGGCGCCGTCGTCGATCCTTCGACGTATACGCTCGAATGGAACGTCGTCAAGCTTGCTTCGCCGCTCGCCGGCGCCGCGACGGTGCTTTACGATTCGGGATACGGCGACGATCCGGCCGACGTGCCGGACGGTATCAAAGAAGGGATTCTGGAGTACGCGACGGTGCTTTATGAGTCGCGATCGGGCGGACGCGAGCAGAAGTACGCGTCTATGGGCGCGCAAGCGTTGCCGGACGGCATCCGCGATTTGTGGCGCCCGTTCCAGATCGAGATCAGCGGATGACGCCGAAAGAAATCGCCACTTATCTTCGGTTCATAATGCGTGAGCCGGGGTATACGTGTTTTCTTTGCCGGCAAGCGATCGGCGTAGGTGAAAGGGGATTTTGGGTGCCGGAAACGTGCGATGACACCGAAAAGTGCAACAACGGGCAACCGTATGACGCGAAGCCGGCGCACAAAAAGTGTATCGAGCTTGTGCCGTGAACGCTCATGCGATTTGACGACGATCTAAAATGGGCTCGGTTGGCGGCGCGCGGTTTGCTCGTTATCAATCTCGGGCTCGCCGCGGCGTTCGCGTACGGCCGGAATTGGGGCAATGTGCTCGCGACGCTGATTTGGGCCGGCAACTGTGTAGTTTGGTTGCGGACGGTTTACGCTTGCCAGGTGACGCGCGACGAAATCCGTATCGTCGAAGCGGTAATCAACGGCGTGCATAAGGCGGAACGATGAACGCGAGCGATTTGCGCGAGTGGATTGCCTTGTTCCAGATGGAATTGACGCCGGACGGGCAAGGCGGATACCGCGAAACCGTGCCGGCCGGCCTGGTTGCCGACATTCCGGCGCATGTGCGGACGCCGAGCGGCCGGCCGGTTACGGCCGGCGATCAATTGAGCGATCGGGCGCGCCACGAAATCACGATCCGCTATCAACCGGGGGTGACGTCGGTTTATCGCGTCATGTGGCGAAATCAGTTGCTCGATATCATCGGCGAGCCGGAAAATCTCGACGCTCGCGAAACGTGGCTAAAGCTCATTTGCGAGCGAAAAGAAGCCGGCGCGCAGTAGCTCACCGAAGTGAGCTTGACGTGTAAATTTGTCAATGGCGCGAGTTCTTAGCGCGAAAATCACCGGCGACGCCAAGATAAAGGCGAATTTCGGCAATTTGCGGGCGCAGTTCCCCGATTGGGTCAACTCCGCGAACGTGGAAACGGCCGTCGAGATTCGCAACGAAGCGCGCAACAACGTCCGGCAAATCGACGCGTTCGATACCGGCGAGCTTTACGACTCGATCGAGTTTAGCGTGTCGCGGCTCGGTAACTCCGTCGTCGTCTTTTCCGACGCGAAGCACGCGCCGTTTATCGAATTTGGGACGGCGCCGCATTTTCCGCCACTCGATAAAATCCGCGCCTGGTGCCGGCGCAAAGGGATACCGGAATCGGCCGCGTTTCCGATCGCGCGGGCGATCAGCGAACGCGGGACGCCGGAACGGCCGTGGTTGTATCCGGCGTACAAGGTCGGAATGCGCGGGCATATGGACCGGATACGCGATTTCGTCGGTACGGAATTGAGAAAGTTACTTGCCTAGCGATCGCTTTCGCACGCTCGACGATCCAGACCCGAAGCCGACGCCGGCCGACGCGATCGCGGCCGGCTCGCTCGCCGCGGACGCGATCAACGCGGGCGGCATCGGCGTCACGGCCGAATGGCTCGTGCTCGGCCGGTTGCGAATTCCGGTAACGCGGCCGGCCTGGTGGCGCCGCGGGCTCGTTTGGCTCGTGCTCGGTTGGCGTTATGACGATTTGTGAAGTTGGAAAAGGAGAACGATATGGCATACACAACGCCGGCGATCGGAACGATTTTACCGGCCAAAGAAAACACGACGGTGGAAAATCCCGGTCCGGTGCATAATCCCGAAGGGCTCAACGAATGGAACCAGGCGCAGGCGCAGGACAACGCGTATCAGAAAAACCTGATTCTGGTTGAAGAGTGGCACAACGCGCAAAAGGATTCGCCGGAATACGCGCAACGGCTCGGCGCCGATTTCTCGTACGCCGTCGTCGTCGTCGAAGCGGAATCGGGCGGCGTAACGTTCGATTTGCAGAAACGCGGGCCGCGTAAACACGTTGTCGGCGACGTAAGCGGCGAATAAGCGGCGAGCGGGCGTACTATTCCGCTTGTTCGCCGCTTCGTCGGCTCAACGAAGGCGCTCAAGCGCCATGAGTAGCGAATATTTCAACGTGATTTCTCGCGCGGTGCTCGGGAGTTCGGGCGTCGGCGTGATCTGCCGAAGCCAATCATCGTAAGCCGCTCTATGCGCGTCGTCGCCAAGTACCCATTCAAGGGCCGCAATCCAGACGGCGTTTGTCGCGGCGTCTGTAGGGCAATCGGTTTTCATGTGTTTTAGCGTGCGTTCAATGTCCGCTTTCGATCGCATCGAATCCTATGTTACCGCTCAGTGAAGTGCAAACCGCGATCGCCGCGGCGCTCGGGCCGGCGCTTGCGCCCGTGCCGGTGCTCGATCAGGCCGGACCGAATCAGACGTATCCGTACGTCACGATCGGCGAATTCGTCGGCGATCAGGTGGACACGTTGAACGAGCAAGGCGCCAATCTCGAAATCACGGTACACGCGTGGAGCCGGCAACCGGGGTTTCAAGAATGCCAGCAACTCATGGCGCGCGTGAAAGACGCGCTCGACCGGCAACGCTTGCCGGCGACCGGTTTTCAGTGGGTAGACACGATATGGACGTACGCGCAAACGTTGCGCGAGTCGGACGGGATCACGCGTCACGGCGTGTTGCGGTTTACCGTGGCAACATTCAGCAATTAAGAGGAGAGTAACTGAAATGGCGAAATTTACGGGAAAAGGCGCTCAGATCCTGGTGCTCGGGAGCGGGGCGACGCCGGCATACAAGGCCGTCGGCCAGGTGGCGGAAATCGGCAACATCGACGTGTCGGCCGACGAAGTGGACGTAACGACGCTCGACGCCGGCGACTATCGGGATTACTTGCAGGGCTTTAAGGATCCCGGCGAATGCCAATTGACGGTGCTGTTCGATCCGGCGCTAGCCGATCAGGACGAATCGGCCGACGGGCTATTCGGCTTGTTCACAAGCGGCGAAACGCGCGATTGGGTAATCCGCTTCAATTCGTCGGTTGCGGTCGGCGGCGAGTCGTTCGGGACGTTCCAAGGCTTCATCCGCGATTGGAGTTTCGGCGCGCTGAATCCAGATGATCCGCAGGAAGTGCAACCGACGATACGTATCGTCGGACCGATTACGCTTACCGATACAATGCCGGTTCCGACGGTTGCCGGCGATGAAACGCTCGGCGCGGATTCGTTGCGGCGCAAACAGGCGGAATTGGCGCGCCGGCGCGCCGAGCTCGACAAAGAAGCCGCGGGCTTGCGGGCGCAATCGGAAAACGAAGCGGTAGCGGCGTAGCCTTATGGACAACCTAGTCAATCCGTCCGTGCCAATCAAGCTCGACGGGCAGGACTTCATACTCCGGTATCGTGCGATCGCCTTTATCCACTATGCGAGCGAATGCAAGGGCGATCTACTGCACGATATCCGGCGTATGGGCGCCGCGTTGCAGGATTACGGCCGGATGCTCGCGGCCGGCGAATTCGCGGAGCTCGCGCCGATACTCGAGACGATGAGCGATGTACTATGGGCCGGCCTGATCGACGCACAGCCGGCCATCGTACGCGACGACGTGACGCGTATGTTCGGTTTGGTGGATTTCCCCGAACTCATGCCGATCATTACGCGCGCCGTCACTATGGCGTTGCCGGCCGCGGGCTCGGGCGCCGTACGCCCTACAAAGCCGGCGACGAAGGGCCGCGGTTCTCGCTCGAACAGTGGGAGCGACTCTGGGCAAAGTGCCGAGACACAAGCGGAATCGGCGCCGGCGAATTCGGCCGGCTAACACTTCGCGAGCTCGCTTGCCTGGTGGACGCGCAACGGGCTCGCGAAAACATCACCGATTGGCAAACCGCGCGCATCGTGGCGATGGTTGCCGCGGTGAACTCCAAACGCCGGAAATTCGATCCGCTCAAGTATATGGCGAACGGCGCCGAACTCAGGCGCCGCGCACGCGAAGCGGCCGAACGGGAATTGCCGACGGGCGATGAACTCCTAATGCGAATCAAGCGGCTCGGCGTACGGGTAATCGACAACCGCGGCAAGGGATAACTACACAATATGGGCGGGCTCAGTCTCGGCACACTGTCAATCACGATCGAAGCGGCCGTAGATCAGGCACTAGGCGAGCTTCAGAAGTTCGGCTCGGAAGTCGGTTCGATCATTGACGATCAAAAAAGCAAGTGGGAAGGGTTTTCGAACGTCGGCCAGTCGTTGAGCGGAGTCGGCCAGTCGTTGACGCTCGCGATTACGGCGCCGCTTGCGGCGCTCGGCGCCGTCGCGGTCAAATCCGCGGCCGATTTGGAAACCATGAAGAAAGGGCTTGCGGCCGTCGAAGGCAGCGCCGCGGCGGCTGACGCTCGCTTGACGTCGCTTAAGGAGGTGGCGAAACTACCGGGGCTCGGGCTCGCCGAAGCCGTCGAAGGCTACACGCGCCTTAAAGCAGTTGGCGTCAACGCGAAGGAAGCCGAAGGCTATCTGATGTCCTTCGGCAACGCGCTAGCGACGGTCGGCAAGGGCCGCGCCGACCTTGACGCCGTCATCACTCAGCTAACGCAGATGTTGACGAAGGAAAAGGTTGTCGCGGGTGATCTCAAGCCCATTATGGAGCGGATACCGCAGGTTGCGGCAATCGTCAAGCAGGCGTACGGCACGATAGACACCGAAGCCTTGCAAAAAATGGGAGTCAAAACGCAGGACTTCGTGACGCTCGTCACGACGGAGCTAAATAAACTGCCGTCGGTTGCGGGCGGGCTCAACAATGCGTTCGAAAACCTGAAAGACACGGTAACTGCTTCGCTATCGAAGATCGGAGCGGTGCTTGCGCCGACCGTGGAAGCAATTACGCCGGTCATCGAACGCCTGGTAACCGTTCTCGGTTCGCTCGCCGAATGGTTCGCGGGTTTGCCCGCGCCTGTGCAGGCGTTCGCGTTGACGTTCGTCGCACTGGCGGCGGCGATCGGGCCGGTGCTTCTAATCGCCGGACAACTCGCAATCGCAATCGGCGCGCTCATGCCCGTGCTTACCGCAATGGCGGGCGCGATCGGCGTCTCGGTCGTCGCGCTCGGCGGTTGGGTTATCGCGATCGCGGCGGTTGTTGCCGGCTTGGTGGCGCTCGGCGTTTGGGTTTACCAGAACTGGAATAAGATCATGGCGGTAATTCAGGACGCGCTCGCGTACGTCGTCGGCAAGATTACCGACTTCGTGAACTGGCTCGGCAAGCTCGTGCCGGCCACAAGCGCCGCGGGAAAGGCGCTTGCGGATACGGCGTCGGCGCTCAAGAAATACGGCGACGAAGCGAAGCTATCCGCCGACCTGAACCGCCAGTTGCAGGTCGAAACGGATAAAAAGGCAGAGGCCGATAAAAAGGCAAAGGCGGCGACGACTAGTCTCAGTACGGCGGTCAAGACGAACGCCGACGAACAGAAGAAGCAGGCCGAAGCGACAAAGGCGGCCGCGAAGGCCGCGGCGGATTGCGAGAAGGATTACAAGGCGCTTGCGCCGCGCTACACGACCGTAACGGCGCTCGGCCAGGAGCTCGCCGCGGCACACAACAAATTGGCGAAGGAAATTGCCGCGGCGCAAATCAAGGCCGAATCATTTACGGGTCTGATTACTTCCGACCTTGCGCCGGCCGTCAACAACGCGATTCTCGGTAGCGAGAAGTGGCAAGCGAAGCTATCGGAAATCGGAAAAGACGGCTTGCCAAAAGTGCTTGAGCATATCGCGCAAATCAAACCGAAACTCGATCCCGCGACGGGATCAGTCGAAGCCATGACGGCGGCGCTCGGTTCGCTCGGCATCACAAGCGCGGCGAAGTTTTCGCAGTTGGCGACGGACGCACAAAAGGCGTACGACGCCGTCATTGCCGCGCCGCAAGCGACGCAATGGGAAAAGGACTCGGCATTCCTGAAATTGCTGGAAGCGCAACGCCAGAAAATGCTGGCAAACGGCGTTGAGATACCGGCGCTGATGGATCAGCAAATGGCCGATATCAAGGCCAAAATCGACGGCAAGGCGCCCGAAGTGAAAAGCTCATTCGGCGGGATGCTCGATTCGGTGTCAACGGTAATTACGAACTTCGCGCAAAAGGCATCCGAACTATTGTGGGACTCCGATAAATCGTGGGGCGAAAAGGGCAAGGCGCTGTTGAAATCGCTCGGCGAAGCGTTTACGTCGCAATTCACCGAAGTGGCAACCAAAGCCGTAACCGATTTCATTACCGGCGCGCTCAAGTCGCTATTGAGCGGCGACGGGCTCGGCGGCGTACTCAGCACGCTAAAGGATATCGGCAGTACCGCTACCGACGCGTTTAGCAAAGTGAGCGGCGGTACGCCGAGCGTGCCTGGTGGCGGTACGCCGAGCGTGCCTGGTGGAGGGGGCGGCGCGGGCGGCGCCGGCGCCGCGGTTGGCGCGGGGCTCACTGGTTGGATATCGGCGATCAGCGGCGCGGTTACGGCGATCAGTTCGGTAATCGGCAATTTCCAGATGGCCGGCATGAATAAGAGCTTGGACATTATCGTCAAGCACACGTTGCAAACGGCGAACGATCTGGCAAATTTGCGGCGCGACGATTGGGACCGGCACGCCGAATACGCGAAGTGGAAAGACGATATCTTGCCGGCGCTTTGGGGGATTCAAGGCAATACCGGAACCGCCATTGCGAGCTTACAGGCGATCGAAACGCACTGCTACAACGCGTCGGCGTCGCTCGCCGATATGCTCACTGACTCGCGCACGAGCGGGCCGGCCGCGGCGTCGTTTATGGAAAACGTCGTCAACCTGCTAGGCAAGATGGTCTACAAGTTGGAATCGCTCGCCGCGGGCTCGGGGCTGTCGATGAACCTGTATGGAACCGATCCGACGACGGTTGCCGGCCGCATCGCGACGCAAATGCGGCTGCAAGGCGGGCGCGCGTGAGGTTGCGCGCGGCCGTCGCCGGCTTCGACGTGTCCAACGCGGTGCTTGTCGAATCTGCCACGATTAAACAGGATTCGAGCGAAGCCATTTCGACGTGCGAAATCACGCTATTTCAGCGGTTCGGCGAAGCGCAGTACGATCATGCGCGGTACGATCTGGCATCGTTCCAGTACACGTGGAGCGTTTCGGAATGGGACGAACTCGTAATTTGGGACGAAGATACGACGCAAATTCAGTTCGCCGGCTTTATTCTCGCCGTCGATCGCGACGCCGAAGGGCCGCATATCCGGTTGACGCTCCACGCGTCCGATTGGGGGATTCTTTTCGAGCGTGCGTTGATAACGCAAAGTTGGCCGGACGGCACGCCGGACTCGGTGATTATCGCCGACGCGATCGCAAAAGTACCGGAATTGTCGCTCGGTACGATCATCACGCTCACGGCAAATTTAGGGCTGATCGAAGCGAAAGACAAGCGCGTCCGCGATTTGCTCGACGACGTTTGCCAGTTGACGGGCGGCGAGTGGAACGTTGCCTACAACGGCAAAGTGAATTACTACGCCGCGGGCTCGATCGTCGCGCCGTTCGGTCTATCCGATCGGCCGGACGGCTCGACGACACAACCGTATCAGCTCGAAAGTTATAAACGCGATTTCAGCGACGCCGCAAACCGCGTGCTCGTGCTCGGCGCCGTCGGCGAAGCCGGCGAACTCCGCGCGACGGCCGAGGATACCGGAAGTCAAGGCCAGTTCGGCGTGCTTTCGGTGACGCTCGTCGATCGCAATTTGACGGATGCGACGACGGCCGCATTGTGGGCAGATACCGAAGTCGGGTTGCGCTCGACGCCGAAATACACGATACAGGCCGCGTGCTTTGTACCGGGGCTTGCGCGCGGGATGACGGTCAGTATCGAAGCCTGGAAATACGGGCTCACGGCGTCGCTGATTCTGCGTTCGCTCACGATTACGATAACCGCGCCGGACCGATCGCGCGCCGTCACGGCCGGACACAAGCTCAAGTACTCGGCGACGCTCGGGAGCCGTCCACCGGATCTGATCTATACGTTGCGCCGAATGCAACGCGTGCCGGTGCAACCGACGACGGCGCCGGCCGCGGCGATCGCGCCTGGTACGATCGAGGGCGACGACTTCGCCGCGGGCATCGCGCCGGTGTACATGGTTGCGCGCAAGCCGGCCGGCGCCGAGTGGGCGACGTATCCGGCCGACGCGGTTTTCCTCAACACGGCCGATCGCAAATTGTACCGGCGAACCGGCAACGATTGGACGGCCGTCGTTCCGACGTCGGATATCGAAGGGCAACTACAGACGTCGCAATTCGCGCCAGGTTCGGTTACGTCAACCGTGCTCGCGGACGGATCGGTTATCACGGCGAAGATACCGACGGGCGCGATACGGGCGCCGCAAATCGACGTCGGCGCCGTCACGGTGTCGGCGATCGCCGACGGCGCCGTAACGACGGCGAAGATACCGGACGGCGCGATTCAAGGGCCGAAGCTCGCGGCAAGCTCGGTAACGGCGAACGCGATCGCGGCGAATGCGATTGCGGCCGATAAGATTCAAGCCGGCGCCGTCACGGCGAACGCGCTTGCGGCAAACTCCGTCACGGCCGGCGCCGTCGCGGCCGACGCGATTACGGCGAACGCGATCGCCGCGGGCGCGATTACGGCGAGCGAGCTCGCGGCCGGCTCGGTCACTGCAAACGCCGTCGCGGCAAACGCGATTTACGCGCAAGCGTTGCAGGCGAACTCTGTCACGGCGCAAGCTCTCGCCGCGAACTCGGTTGTCGCGGGCAAAATTGCGGCGCTCGCCGTCGTCGCCGGCAATCTCGCCGCGGACTCGGTAACGGCCGGCGCGATCGCCGCGGGCGCCGTCGTCGCGTCGTCGATCGCCGCGGGCGCCATTACGGCCGATAAGATCGCCGCGGGCGCCATTACGGCCGATAAGATACAAGCCGGCTCGATTACGAGCGATAAATTCTCGGCGGTGGAGCTCGCCGTCGGGTTCGGCGCGAATAAGCCCGGGCGCGTCGCCGTCTATGACAATTTGCAAAATCTGGTGGCGTTGCTCGGCGATATGGGCGGCGCCGGCTTGCCGGCGAATACGTATTTCGGCGTTTGGGGAAAACTCGCCGCGTTCGGCGGTAGCGGTTATAACAACGCCGCGATTTATACCGATACGGCCGGCAATCTGACGATCCGGCAAACGTCGTTTACGATTTCGGGCGCCGCGGGCACGCCGGCCGCGGGCAGTTCGATTACGTCGAGTCCGTCCACATATGACGCTACGTACGGTTCGATTGCGTGGCAAGTGAACAAGCCGGGGGATTCGACGGCGGCGCTTGTAAGCCGCGGGCTCGTGCTCAAAACGGGTGGCGGTATTGCGTGCGGCTCGTTTGTCCGCTCGCCGACGGTGGGGCACGAGAACAGTAGCGAACTCGTGTTGAATAATCAAGCCGGCTCACTCACGATTCTGCTTGACGGGTTTAACGGGTCCATTCGCGCGTCGAGTTTCGCCGTCACCGGCAACGCGAGTTTTACCGGCCAGGTGCCGGCCGGCCGCGCGTTCAATGTGGTGAGCGGCTTGATTACGGGCTATCTGCTTGCGGACGGCACGGTCTTTCCGCCAGTAGAGACGGTATAAGCGGCGATCGGGCGTACTATTCCGCTTGCTCGCCGCTTATTGGAAAAGGGGAAAAACGATGAAGTTTGAACACACACTATCACCGGCCGCGGTTGCGGTCTTTCGCGCCGGCGTCGAGCAATTGAACACGCTACGGCTCGAGCAATTGCGCGGGCTCGGGCTCGCGAAAGAAGCCGAAATGCAATCCGCGGCGTTGCGATCGTCGATCAGCAACCAAGTTGCGATCATCGAGCAAACCGAGGGCTTGCCGGCGCCGTTGCGGCCGTACCAGTTGTCCGCGGACTGTAGCAAGCTAATCGGCGAAGTGCCGGACAAGCCGGCCGCGACGCCTCCGCACGAGCTCGCCGAGCCGGCCGCGGCGCCGATCGCGCCGGCAAAGGGCGCGCCGGTAAAGATCAACGGCGCCGCGGGGGCCGAACGTGTCTGATATTCCGGTCAAACTTCGCCCGCGCGCCGCGGTTCCGAGCGGTTGGCCACCGGATGTAAGCCCCAATCAGGTAATCACGGCCGCGCATATCAACGCGATTCGATCGAGCGTGTACGCATGGCCTGGTGACGTGGACGGGCAAGGGCACACGTTATCGAACGTCCATCTTGCCGGCGCAACCGGCGTGCTCACTGATCCGACGACGACGGCCGGCGACATTCTCGCGCGCGACGGCTCGGCGCTCGGGCGGTTCGGCGTCGGCGCGGCCGGCCAGGTGCTTACGGTCGATCCGGCGCAACCGGCGAAACTGCGTTGGGCGACGCCGGCGACGGCGCCCGTTGCGAGCGTTTTCGGGCGCCTAGGCGCCGTCGTCGCGCAAGTCGGCGACTATACCGCGGCGCAAGTGACGGGCGCGGTTGTGGACACTCTGACGACGCGCGGCGATATCTTCGCCCGCGGCGCCGCGGCGACGGGCCGTTTTCCGGCCGGCGCGGACGGCCAGGTGCTCCGAGCGGACGCGGCGCAACCGTTCGGGCTTCGATGGAGCGGCGAAAGCGTGCCGAGCGTTTTCGGCCGTACCGGACCGATCGCGGCGCAAGCCGGCGACTATGACGCGGCGAAAGTGACGAACGCGGTAAGCGTGCTCGGTTCGTATCCCGATCCGGCCTGGTTGACTTCGCTATCTTGGGTGAAATTGATCGGCACGCCGGCGACGTTTCCCGCGGCGCCGCATACGCACGATGCCGCGGCCGTCGTTTCCGGCGTGCTCGCGACGGCGCGGCTCGGTACGGGCGTCGCCGACGCGAACGTCTATCTTCGCGGCGATGGTACTTGGGCCGCGGCCGGCTCGGGTGGTGGGGGCGGCGTGATTTCGGTATTCGGCCGAGCCGGTACGGTTGTCGCGCAAACCGGCGACTATACGGCCGCGCAAGTAATCGGCGCCGTTGCGAATCCGACGACGATCAAAGGCGACTTGATGGTAAGGAACGATCTAAACGCGATCGTTCGTTTGCCCGTCGGCGCGTCCGGCCAGGTGCTGCAAGCCGATAGCGCGCTTACCGTCGGCATGAAGTGGACAACGCTCGGCGCCGCGGTGCAAACGCCGTGGGTGACGGATGTAGACGCGGCGAATTTTCAGTTAGTGAACGTGCGCCGGCTCGGCGTCGCAATCGGCTTGCCGGCGTATCCGCTCGACGTCGTCGGCGACATCAATTTCACCGGCGTGTTGCGTCAGAACGGCGCGCCGGTATCGTTCGGCGGTTCGCAAACGCCGTGGACTTCGGACATCGACGCGGCCGGCTTTCGCCTGATAAACGCCGGCACGCTCAGTATCGGTACGACGGCGCCGCTCGCGAAGCTCGACGCGACGACGGGCTCTACGCTCGTATCGAATATTGGCGCCGGTTTGGGCGGTTTTCGATTGGCTACGGACCCTTGGAATTCGGCGCCGGCGTTGTTGATGGGCGTTGATGGCGGTCTTACGGCATCGTGGATTCAAGCGATACAAGCGGGCGCCGCGACGAATCCCATATTGCTAAACCCGATCGGCAGCGGGGTTGGCATCGGCGTGACGACGGCGCCGGCGAGCCGGCTTGATATTGAGGGGCCGCAAGATGCAACCGGGGGGCTCACGCTCGGGACGACGGGCGCCGATCCGACGATTTACGGATACCAGATTTACCGCGGCGCGGCCGGCGAGCTAAAGCTGATCGGGAATCAGGGCGGCGCCGCGGCGTTCGTGTTCGGCAATCCGAGCGAGCGGATGCGAATTTCGGCGGCCGGCAATGTCGGCGTCGGAGTGGTGCCGGCGGCGCCTTTGCACGTGGGCGCCGATCTGACGCGGCAATTATATTTGTCGTCAAGCAGCGATCCGGTAAATAAACAAATGCGGCTCGGGTACGACGTGACGACGAACTCTTGCGTCGTAGAAGCGTTGCTCAACGGCTCGGGCCGGCCGTTGCTCTTGAACCCTACGGGCGGCAATGTGGGCATCGCAACCGCGAATCCCGCTAATCGCTTCACGATCGCCGATAGGTCGAGCGCCGCTAGTGACGCCATGAGCGGCGTAGCTGGATTCTCACTTTCGGCGCAAACCGGAGCGGTGACGGATGACAATCTTTTGATGGGAGTTTACGCCGGCGATTACGCATGGATACAGGCGGCAAAGGCAGGAACGGCGACCCGTAGCCTATTGCTAAATCCTAATGGGGGCAAGGTCGGCGTATGTACGACGGCGCCGATCGGCAATCTCTCAATCAATCCGCAGAGCACGCCGTCGGGCGTCGCGAACGCTTTGCAATTGACGATCGGCGAGCAAGGCAGCAATTCGAACTATTACCTATCGCTCGGGTACATGTACGACGGCGCCAATTGGGGCGGCAGCATTCAGGCGATCGCGACGGGCGCGCCGTGCAATCTGATTTTAAACGGGCTCGGGGGCCGCGTCGGCGTTGGCCTGGTGGCGCCGGCCGTTTCGATGCACGTTCAAGCTCCGAGCGGGGAAGGTAAGATCCGCGTACAAGCGTTGGGCGCCGGCGCGTCGGACTCCGTCGCGCTTGAGCTCATGGGGGGCGGCACTAACGCCTATTGGAGCTTGCTTACCAATCGGCCGGACGTGTTCGGCGCCGCGGATACGATCGGGTTTTATAAAAATGCCGGTACGACGGGTATCAAACTCTCGATTAAAGACAACGGCTTCGTCGGCATAGGCATGGCCGGCGCGTCGTACGCGCTCGACGTCGCCGGCGACGTCAATTGCTCGGGCGTTTTCCGCGTCGGCGGCGTGCCTCTCAGTTTCGCGCCGGCCGTGCATACTCACGACGCCGCGGCGATCGTTTCCGGCGTGCTCGCGCCGGCGCGGCTCGGTACGGGCACGCCGAATTCGTCGGTGTTTCTCCGCGGCGATGGAGTATGGGCCGCGGCCGGCTCGGGCTCGCAAACGCCGTGGGCGGGCAATATTGACGCGGCCGGCTTTGAGCTTACGAATGTGGGCTTGATTCGGGGTGCGGCGAACGCGGCGCTAAACTTCCGAATCAACGAAAACGTCACGCCGTCACTGGTGAATCAGAGCATTTCGTTTTCGAGCAACGGCAGTAACACGTTAACGGTTTATGTGAAGTTTGCCAATGGAACGCAGAAAGTGGGCTCGATAACGCTTTCCTGAAGTGGAGAATACTATGTTGACTTACGAAGAATCAGATACGTTGATGAAAGATCCCGTTTTCCGCGGGCGCGTGAAAGTCGCGGCGCTCAAGTACGCCGGCTCGATTTTGATCGAAGCCGAAACCGTGCCGGCGCACAATACGCGCGAGCGTTGGGCGCTCAATTGTTACCAGAATCCCGATACCGTCGCCGGCCAGTTGCAACCGCCCACGGTGATGGACCCTGTTGTACAGGAAACCGGCGCCGAGACGACGGACAACGCGTTACAGGGCGCCGTCGAAGGCGTCGTAAACAAACTGCTGTAGGGCTCGCCGGCGCCGGCTATCGCGTCGCCGGCCGGCTCGCGTTCATGGCTTGCCGCAAGAGCTCATTGACGCGCGTCTGGTATCCTTCGCCGGACGATTTCAACCACGCCAACACGTCCGAATCAAGCCGCATGGTTACGCTCGCCTTGCGCGGCCGGAAATGCACGAGCACGGCATCGGCCGGAATCTCGGGCGCGTCGGACAAGTCGATATCTTCGTCTCGCTTCGGGTTCTCGATTAACTTGATTAGGTTGGCGCGCTCTTTGGCGGTCAGTGGCGCGCCTGGTTCATGGCGAACGGTTTTCATGCCGCTACCTCAAGCGTGCCGGCTTCGCTAGTCGGCGCCGGCACTGGCAACCCTTCGGCCTGCAATCCTTCAATGTGGAGCTCGACGGCTTCGCGAATCATCGTTTCACATTCGGCGCGTGTGTCGCCGACGCTCGCACATCCGGGCAAATCGGGCACATAGGCGGACCACGTTTCGCGGCCGTCTTCATTCGGGCCGTGTTCGTAAATCACTGCGTACGTCATGGCTTCAATCCTGCTTTCTTTAAGATGCCGTGCGCGGTGCCGTGCACGGTATTGTCAACACGTCCGGCAAAATAAATGAGCGGGCGAACGGGCGAAGATTCCGCCTATTCGCCCGCTCATTTTGTGTTTTAGGATGCCTTGCGGATGAAAGCGCCGATCGCCGTTACCAGTTGCGCGATGCGTTCGTCCGTCACGCGATCGCGAGCGGCCATTTCTTCGCGCAATCGGCGCGTTTGCTCGCGGCTTTCTGCCTGGTATCGTTCGTATTGCTCGTTGGAACGGTTGGCGAGCTCGCGGATAAGCCGGCCGGTTTCGTCGATTTGCGCTTGCGTTTGTCGCCAAAGCTCGCGGTTTTCCTGGTGCTCTTTTTTGGATTGCTCGATCCATCCGGCCGTTAAATGCTCGATCCGGTCTAATCGTTCTTCGCTCGTCATAGTGCCCCTATTCGGCCGCGGCTTGCGCCGTTCCGGTCTTTTTCCTGCCGCGTCCACCGGCTAAACCTGCCTTGCGCGCAACCGCGCTTCGTTCTTCTGGCGTGAGTTTCGCGCGGCTCGCCGTTCCTGCCAGTCCTGCAATCTCAGATCGCCGTTTCGCCGTCAATTTCTTCGCCCGCAAGTGCGCGAGCGCAACCGCGGCCGGATTTTTCTTTTTCTTTGCCACGATTCGATGTTAGCAGAAAAAGCTAGCTTGCGCTCGATCCAAGAAAAGTTGAAACTGCCTATTGACTAACGTACGCAAGTTAGCTATTATTGGTTTGTAGACGACATTAGACGCGAGTCTTAAAAGCGCGAAGGAAACAAACCACAATGGCTACTCTCACGATTCCCACGAAGTTTAACAACATGACCGAAGCTGATTACGACGATTACGTATGCTTTCTCGCCGCGAATTGCTGCCAGAAATGCGACAAGGTTGAGGATTTGCGCCGCAACCATGAAACCCACATGTGGGTATGCGAAGCGTGCGACGCCGAGATTGTTGCCGCGATCGAAGCTGAAATGGACGCGGCCGAGCTCGCCGAGCTTGGTTCCGTCATGCCGGCCGGCCGCGAATTCATGCAAGGCGCCGGTTGCGCCAATTGCGGCGCGAGCGGCCGTTTGTTCGACATTAGCGAAACGTTCGAATCGTTCCTGGTATGCGACGATTGCGCCGGCGAGTTCGCGCCGGCCGCGGCGCCGGCGATCGCGCGCAAGGCGCCGGCCGCGGCTCGTTGCTACTCGGAGGTTGCCTAAATGTTCGCCAGTTACTTACTCGCCCGCGGTTGGACGCGGTACGGCGCCGGTTTCCAGAATCGCGCCGGCGATCGTTACGTTGACCTAAGCGGCGATTACGGTTTCGCGTGGGAGCTCAACGCGTTTGAAGACGGCGACGACGCCGACGGCATCGCGCGTTGCATGTGGGTGAGCACTCACACTGCCGGCGACACGCTCGCCGAGCTCGCCGGCGCGATCGAACGCGCCGATCGGCGAGCGCGCGCGATCGCCGCATAAATCTAGCGGGCGCCTGGTTTGCGAGTCGGGCGCTCGTTTTTATTTTGCGATTGCTCTTGACTAACGTACGCAAGTTAGCTATTATTACATTGTAGACGACGTTAGACGCGAGTCTTAAAAGCGCGAAGGAAACAAAAGACAATGACAACGAAAATGGAAACGATCGAAATTTTGAAACAAGCCGCTCGCATCAAGGCGATTCGGCAGGAAATGTTAGAGGAATTAGCCGCGATCGACGCGGCCGAATCGTCGGCGCCGGCCAGTAGGCCGCGCGTCGGTTCGGTTACGACGGTCGATCGCTGGAACGGTTCGCGGTGGGTGGAAGTCGAGCTCGTCTGGAACGGCTCGCGGTTCGCGGAGGTGGCATAACATGCCGATCAAATTCGAAACGAACGTACCGAACGAACTGCGTATGCGTTCGATCGCCGGCGAGCTCGTGGATTCGCAATTTGGCGGACAGCAATTCCGCTTCATCACCGAAGCCGGCGCCTTTTACGTGTCCGAGCCGGTCGGCAATCTCTTGCACGATCGGTTCGCATCGCTCGGCGTGAAAGTCGGCGAAGCGATCGAGATTTGCAAGCGCGAAGTCGTTTCGCGCGGGCGCCGCTCGATCCAGTGGGAAGTCGCGCGCGTCGGCTTCGCGATCGGCGAACAGACGGACGGTACATTCGTCGTCGGCACGCCGGAACCGCCGAGCGATTTAGAGCGGCAACTCGCCGCGTCGCTCGCCGAAGTCGCGCGCCGCAAGGCGCCGGCCGCGGCGCCCGTTGCGAGTCGCCAGGCGGCAATGGCGCAACCTTGGCAATCCGCCTTGCTCGCGCAAACGACGGCGTTGACCGACGTTTTCGCAGCGGCGCTTGCTCACGCGAGCGAACAGCACGGCAACGCGATTAAGAGCGATGATATTCGGTCGCTCATGCTCAGCGCGTTTATTAACATGGCGAAGGGCGGCGCCCGTTCCAATGCGGCATAACGGCTTGCAGGTGCTTGTAAGCGGCGATCGGGCGGAAGTTTCGCCCGTTCGCCCGCTCGGCCGGCCGACGAACGAAACGACGCTCGCGTTTCTCTTGCGCGAAGCGGTCAAGCTCGCTCGCGGGCGGAAAGATCCTACGTTGCTATGGTTGCTGCATAAGTGCGTGGAGCGGCTCGCGGCGCCGGCGCCTGGTGCGGAGGTTGCGCGGTGAAAATCAAATTTGAGCTCGACGCGCCGCGCGTGCTTCACATGATGGACCTTGACGGCCGCGAACGCGATTCCGACTTTCCGCCGTTCGATACGTACTGGATTTTCGAAGCCGAAGAAGGCGCCTTTTATCTCAGCGACACGCAAGGCGGACTATTCCGCGCACGGCTTCGGGCGCGCGGTATCGGCGTCGGCGAGCCGGTGACGGTGATTAAAACGAAAGTGCCGAATCCCAACAGCGATCGGCCGATCATCGAATACCTGCCGTACCCTTGGGTGCCGCTAGAATCCGCCTGATGAGTCGCAGAGAAACTTGCGACGAAACGCGCCTGGTAACGCGGGCGCGTCGCGGAAATCTCCGCATTAAAGGAAAACCAATGAAATACATGTTTGTTGCCGCGTTAGCTTTGGTCGGCGTTGTGTCGGCCGTCGCGCAATCGGTTTGCCGTGACGAAATGATCTGTACTCCGATAGGTGGGTGTCGTTGGGTGACGATGTGCAAATCGCCGGCGCCCGCTACCGTGCCTATGAATCCGCCGATTCCGTCGCCGGCGCCGTCGCCGGCGCCGTCGCCGCGGCCGGTCCAGTGCCGTGACGAAATGATCTGTACTCCGATAAATGGGTGTCGTTGGGTGACGATCTGCAAGTAAAAAGAAAATAAATCGGGCGCCTTCGGGCGTCCATCCGAATTTGGCAGGAAATCAATGAAATTAGGTCATAAGCTCGGGCTCGGCTGTATGGGGCTCATTGTCGCGGTATTCATCCTGGTAATGGTCATCGCGATTCGCAACAAACCGACGCCGGCGCAGCAAGCGGCGAACGATGAGAAAAGCGCCGGCGTTACCGCGGCGTTCGTCTGTCAAGACGCGGTACGCACTCGGCTGAAAGCGCCGGCCGGCGCCGACTTTCTGTCGCCGCGGCGTTCGGAAATTGTGACGCTCGCGCCTGGTAGATACCAGATCGGCTCGTACGTCGATGCTCCAAACAGTTTCGGCGCCAAGATCCGGACGGGCTATATTTGCACGGCCGAAAAAGAGGGCGCCGGATTTCGCGTGATGAAATTGGATATCGCCGGCCGCTAGTCGTCGTCGTTGTCGTCGTCGGCCGGCAAGGCGCGCGCTTCGATGATCCGGCCGAGCCGCTTCGCGAAGATTTCGCGCACGTCGCCGGCGTCGATCGCGTCGCCGTCGTCGGCCGCGAGCACTTTCACCGAATGCGCGTCGAGTACGTCGCGCATCATCGCTACCAGTGCGGCGCCGTCGTCGGCCGTGAGCTCGCCGCGGCTCACCCGTTGGATTACCTCAAGCATCGCGGCGCGCACGTCGGCCGGCGTTTCCGTCTTGGGCAGTTCGCACTGTATCGGCGCCGTGCGCGGCTTCGGCCAGATCCGATCGAAAATAATCTTCGCCGCCTGCATGTCGCCGTTTTCCGCGGCCGTGATGACTTTCGCGAGCAACGGTAAGGCGCGCGATCGCGCGGCTTGTTCCAGTGCGCGGTGCTTGCGGTTGCGGGCGCCGCGCGGCCGGCCGTCGCTCGGCGGTATCGGCGCCTGGTGCGGCGTGGGTTCGAAATCTTCGATCAGGCTTGCTTGTTCCACTTGATCGCTCCCGTTCTATCTATCATGCGCCGAAAGCCGGCACGATTGCGAGCGTAATCACACTTTCGCAGAATCCCGAACCGTGGCACAATATATGCCGGTTCGACATTTTCCCCCGATTGGCGGACCTATGGCAGTAGCGTTTGTTGAGCTTGAAAAAGAATTCGGCCGCTTGCGTGTAGGCTTCGACGTTTGGGACGCGCGCGGGCGCCTGGTGCTCCGTACGCTCGTAATGAAGCGCGTGCTTCGCAAGGCGGCGTATTTCCGCGTCAATGCCACCGGCAAGATATACGCGCTTGAGTCGCGCTTTCGCTCGGTCGAATTGCCGGCCGGCGCCGTGACGTGGATTACGAGCACGCGCAAAAGCGCGTGACGGAATAAGCGGCGAAACGGCGTACTATTCCGCTTGTTCGCCGCTTATGCGTTATCCTAGCGATCGTATGGCAAAGCACATTGAGCTATTAACGAAACAGGTTGCCGCGTCGCGGCTCGGGCTATCGGTCCGGCGCGTCATGGAAATGTCAACCGACGGCAAATTTACTCGGCATCGGGCATTTGATCCGGTGACGAACCGCGACGCCGTCATGTTCGACGCCGCGGAAATCGACGCCTACAAGGCGCAGAGCACGCCGGCCGCGGCGCCGCGTTTGCTAGCACCGGCCGCGGAACCGATCGCCGAATTCGATTTAGACGACGACGGCCGCGGCTCGGGGCGTCTCTGGTTGACGCTCGCCGAAGCCGCGGCGTACTCGGGGTTGCCGGCGTCGCATTTGCTCGCGGCGATCGACACGGGCGAGCTCGGCGCGCGCGACGTCGGCGTCCGGCCTGGTGGCCATTGGCGCGTGCGCCGGTTGGATCTGGACGCGATCAAGGCGAAGCGCAATGTCTAAACACGAACCGCCACCGACGACGATTGATGAACGCGGGCGTATTTACGGTCTGTTGAAGGTCGAAAACTATAAACCGCACAACAAAAAAGCGTTGAAGGGTAGGAGAAGGAAGGGCGCTAGCTTCACTGTTACGTGCGCGTGTTTACGCCGTTTTCGTGTCGTAGGTAGGAATTTACGCCAAGGAAAGAAGCTCGCCTGTATGTACTGTTATCCCCCAAACCGTTTGCTTGCGGCGCCGGACGCGGGCGCCGGCTCGCCGCGAGCTTGAGGCGTTTTCGCCGGCCGTTCGCCGTTTCTTCGCGTTGACTTTCCCGTTTGCTCGGCGTTAGTCTTGGGACGGTTGCAAAAAGCAGTACCCTAGTCGGGGCAGGGAAGTGGTTACGGCTCACCTTTGACGAGCTCCTGGCGTCCGCGTGTGCGTGCCTTTCATGGCTCACAACGCGGGGGATTACGTCGCCAACATCGGGCGCCGGCCGTTGAATCCCAACGGCGGTTGCCGCGGTGTGCTTGTAACCGCAATTATCACGCGTAACACGCGGCAACGGTGGAGGTTAGCCAAATGCCGCGACACTGTGATAACGTAGACAACGACTTTAAAAGTTTTCGGACACTGGCGGGCCGTTTCCGGCATCTAAACGCGGAAACGGCGCGATGTGTAACCATCGCGCCGCTGATTGTTGGCCGAGAACGGAAACTGATTGAGGTGAACCGTGCTACGGCCGGAAACTAAATCCAGCATACCATTTGTCGCGAAAAAACAAGCGGCGAAAAGCGAATTTTCTTCAAATAAGTCAACGACTTCCGATAACGAATATTCCGTTAACGGACCTGATAGTCTGATTCCTGAATTACCTTTCGAGGGCGGATTCACGGCAATTGATAAGTGCTACGACAACGCGCTTTCACGCCGTACGCAAGGCATTCAGTACAATCTGGTAATTTTCATCTTGAGCCGAACCACGTCCGCGGCGCGGCGCCCGAAGTACGCGCTAATCACGATTCGCGAATATCGGCAACGTACCGGCGACTCCGAACGGAATATATACCTTGCGCTCGCGGCGCTTGAGCAGAAACGATTTATCGAGCGCGACGAACGCGGCGCCGTTCGCGCGTGTCCAGAAAATTTCGAGGCGGCGCCGTTGCCGGCCGCGCGGACGTGCCGGAAACTGGTGCGCTCGGCCGCGGCGCTCGCGCCGTCGCCGGTTGCGGCTCTGAGGGTAGCGGATACCGCGGCGCCGAGCGCGCCGGCTAGCGATCGAGGGGGCGAAGCGATCAGCGAGCAAGTGGATGCGCCGCTCGTTGCGATCGAGCCGGCCGGACTGAAGTTAACTACAGTCGCGGAAACGATCGCGGCGCCCGTCGCCGAGCCGTTGCCGGTGCAAGAGTCACTGAAGTTAACTACAGTGAAACCGGAAGCTAACTTCAAAAAAGCTGAAACCTACTGCCCTTGGAATTGGACATGTCCCCACTTATCAACGGCTTCGCCGCTCGTAAGCATTGAAACAAAGAAACATATAGAACCGACGACGACGGGCGCGATCGCGGCGAGCGAAACACAAGATCGCGCCCGTTGCCTCACGCCGTCGCCGGACGAAAATCCGTATTTAGCACGTTTTCTGCAACCTGAATCCGGCGACGAGCAACGTATCGGCGATGCGTTGACGCGCTCGGGTGTGCCGTGCGATTTGACGGCGGCGCTGCGCATGTGGGCGG